AACTATTGAATTAGTTTCAGAAATTAAATCATTATTGTCACCAATTACTGTATTAGCTGAGCCTTGATAAGCACCTGCTAAGATAGTGATTACTTCACCGTTAGCTAGTGTAATAGTTGCGTCATCTAATAACTGTTTAGGAATGGTTGCTGTATAGGTGATTGTCCCACCAGTTTCAGGAATAGAAGTGGTAGCAGATAACGTGGTCGCTACTGTTTGTCCTGCATAACTAGCTTCAATAGTCCCTAAGTTATCTATAAAATTCCAACCGAAAGTGTTTGCGTTAAGCGTGGTTAGATCATCACCTCTCGCCGAAAACGTGAGTTGAGGTTGTAAATACGTGCCTGTGATTTTAACGTCACTACCAGTACCAGTGTTGACAAGGAACGTATCTGCACCGACTGTCGTTGTCACACTGTTCAACTTATACACAAACAGTCGAAGTGTGAACGGCATAAATGCGGTGTTGAACGGGTATAACCCACCTGCTGTCGGTACATTAGACGCACCGATGTTATCGCCTTTAAATAGTACCGACATAGTTGATTACTCGTTATCTTTGTTTACATAAGTGTCTGATGTCGCGTAAGCATATAACGCTTCACCGTCACCAACGAAGTGCATCTTCTCGCCACCGCCTACGGTGATACCTTTTGCACCACCAGTAGGTGGTGTCACAGGGTTCGCCATAGTCACTTTGATAGCGACGGCGGGTTGGAACGTACCTGACTCTATGTCAGTGTACAACTGTGTCCACGTGTTAGCTGTAATTGGAGTAGCCATTTATTTCATCCTCTTGATATTTATACTAATTCTATCAAATCTATTTAAAGAACGCATTACGTTTATTAACAAACCAGTTGGCGAAGGGTTCAAACGTTACTGGCGTTAACGCCAGTACTTGACCATTTGACAACAAAAGGTTAGTTGAAGTCTCGCCACGCGCAAACGCTCTTTCAATTTGCATGACCGCCAAAGCGTCTGCTGATTTGAACGGGACGGTCACACCTGTATCTGCGTATTCTTCCCCCAACGCTTTTAAATCAACCGGAACTTCGACAGGCGTGTACGGCGCAATCACACCACCATTTAACTCAAACTCTTTAATTAGTTTGTAATGTCGGTTATCAACGTCGTCTGGTACAACCATTGACCCGTTGACTAAATAACCGTTCTCTAATTCTTCTACTGTAGTAATTTCCATCTTATAGCTCCGCATCTAAAGTTGCGTTAAATTTCCAGCCACAGACCCCGTTGACCGCTGGATTTAAATAAATATTAAAACGTCCGCTACCGATGTCGTACACACCTTTGTCAGTTAAGTTGTTCTGTAGTACATCCACTGTTGTTATTGTCGGAGCACTTCTCATTTCCATCTTATAGACGACAGGTATTTTTGCCCACGCGCCGGTCTCTGCGTAACCTTGGAAGTCAATAGCGTTTATAACTTGGTAGTACTGTTGACAACTAGCGACCTCGTTACCAGTGTTGACGTAGTGGTAGTCGGTAGCGATTACACCTTCCTCTACTTGCGCTTCTTCGTATTGAATGTACCCACCGCTCCAATTTAACGTGCTGCCACCTGCTAACCTCCCAGTGTTTTCTGTGATACCTGCCCCTACAACCCAAACAAACTCATAAGCAATGAAAGATGTTACATCAAATGTGAAACCGCTAAGGTCTTCAGGTTGGAACGTGACTTGAATATCGTTATTCCCTGCGTCAAGTATTACTTGTTGATGAACACCTAGCGAATCAACACCTGTCACATGTGACACATATCGACCTATGTTAACTGTCCTAGATATACTTGAGTAAATCTTAACACTTAGCGTTATTGATTTACCACTATGTTGAATTGGATTTTCGATCTTTTGTAAATCAGTTTGCACTACGTCCTCATTCACGTACGAGGTAGCGTCTCCGACTTTTTTAAGCCCGTATTTCTGGTTACTCATAACCGCAGGTTCACGAGATACTAAGAGATTAGGAAGAGCGATACTCCCAGAAACCGCCCAACGGTCGGCTGTGAACCCGTTCGAAGTAAAAGAGGTACCGCGTTGCCATACGTTGAACGCTCCGTTGATTAACATGTTACGGCCTGACAAGAACTGATTGACAGTTTGGTTCTCAACGTTTGTCACTTCAACTTCGCTGACTTCAATACCATCACCGTTCTGGTTGATACGTAGGAATTTTAAAGCGTCCCCGTTATCCACGTCAGGCAAACTTAACGTCTGCGAACCTACTGGGGTTTTCGCCGCACGACCCACTTCTGTTGAAATTTCTTGTACCATTCGAACCGTCTTGTCCAACGTTGCTTCGTGCGTCTCAGCTGGGAACGCATCGAAAGGAACAAAATCAGTAGTTTGTTCAAACGGTGATTCACGGCGAATAGTTAAAATTGCGCCTGTCGTTGGTGCTGAATCAAGTGTTAACGTCTGTCCTGCGACACTGTATCCGCTCGACCATTTAACACCATCGACGTAAAGTTTTACGTCACCTACCGCGTCATATGTAAATGTGAATGGGTAATCTAATACCACGGAGTTAGCCACATGACTTACTTGTGGGGTTTCTACTGCCTGAGTCATGTCAATGACCTCCTCTATTATTTAACTGCATCTGCGATAACACCTTCACCACGTAACTCATTGTACCAATTAAGCCCATACAAGTTCTGTAAAGGTACGAACCTCATAGCTGCTTCAGTGTTCGCTTGTGTGAAATTACCTTCACTAGCCGCATACGCCAATCGCCCCATGTCGTTCACACGTGCTGGGGTGACACCCAAAATAGATGTCGCTAAGTTTTGTGCTGAGTATCGAGAACTGTCTGTCGGTAAACCTAAAGGTTTATACACCGACACCTCGCCACCTGTTGCCTTCTCAGCTAAAAGGTTTAAGTTAGATACAATCGCTAACGCACCGCTTCGGTCGATACCTTCTCGTATCAATTTATCGGTATCATCGAAATCAACTTCATTACCTTTCGCCAACTCTTTAAGAATGTACGATGTTGTACCCATCGCAACCATTCCCATCAACCCAACGTAGGTGTTGATGTTGTCCGCACGTTGCACGCCGGAAATCATCAATGATTGGGTTGCCGCCATAGACCATGATAAGAACTGCCCTACCACTGAGCCGGTGGTTGTTCGCATAAACAATGGTAACTGGCCTGCGCCCGGAGAAATGACTGTGTTCAATGCTACCTTGTTTACCGCAGATAGGTACGCACTTCGAGCGTCAGCGTCCCATTTTTCTAACGCAGGTAGATGTGCGTACTCGCCGCCCTGATCGCCGTGCTTAATCATCTGCGCTTTGAACCCTTCGAACATTTCTTTACTGATACCGGACTGCGCTAAAGTCTCTAAGTCAAGACGACTTAATTCCCCTTTGCGCGCCATAGCCAACATGGTTGTGTGGAATTGCCCAACAATCATGGTCTTGGCTGAAGCGTTGAATAAGTTCATACCATTGAGCGTGTAGAACCCGTCAACCGCAACAGTAGTGTGCCGATTGTATTTCGTCCATGTTGCGTTCGCTGTATCTGAACGGGCTAATGCCGTCGCCGCACTGGATAAAGATAAATCTAAATTAGCCGCCGCAACTCGGCCTTGCTCCTTCATCGCTTTTCTGAAAGCAGGGTCGATCGCAAGTTTCGCTATGTTTTTAAGATATGAACCGATACCCATTCGTACAATTGGAATCATAACATCAGGTAAGGCTGATAACACTACGCCACCCATCAGAGACAACGTGTTCACAGCTTTAATACTGTGTGCCGCGTTTACCCATGCTGAATTAGGGTCTGAAGGCACACCATACGTCCCGTATAACACGTCACGTACTGCAACTAAATCTCTAGGTACGGACTCTCGTTCACGTACCAATCGTTTACGTTCTCTTGGTTTCAAGTCAGTACGTGCCAACTGTTGGGCGTATTCATCATCAATTTCTTTCAACGCACCTTGCATGTGAATATCGCCGAACATTTCAGCAACCACAATTTTAGGGTACATGTCGTTGTAGTAACGGGACTGAACTTCCAATACATCTTTAACCATAAAGTCGTTGAAGTATTTAGAAGGTAAGTCGAACCCTCGCGCTTGACTTGCTGTCGCTTGGCTCGCGATTGATTCTGGTGCGGCTCCGTTGAACTGACGAGTGGTTAAGTTGCTCCACCAATCGTTAGCGTGAGTACGCACATCAACTTCGTCCGCATCAAAGAATTTGGTTTGATAATCGTTGAACGAAATATCAGGTTCGTATCTGTCGATTTTGACCGAACGGCGTTCGAGTGTTTTAATTTCTTTATCGATACCTGCGATTTCTTTTTCAGCCGCACGAACGTCTTCAGCAGATTTGGCAACACGCGATTCGTCTAAAATCTTCACGAACGCGCTACGGTCATCATACAAGCGTTTCAAATCGCTGTTCAGAATATCAACATCATCCTGCCACTCTTTATGACTACCGTACTCTTTATTAGACTTCGCCATGTCAATGTCGTATTGTTTCTGAGCGCGGATAGCATTTTCTGTGTTCCATGCTTTAATGTACGTTTCAATAAACTGACCATGTTTCAGTTCCAATTCACCGAAATCCCACGCGTGGTGAGAATACGACTCGTCCGCTCTCATATCCGTTGCGACACGCTCTTCAGGTATCAAACCTTTCTGACGTAAGAAGTCGTTCATCTCACCGTCTTCAATCAACTTACGGGTTTCTGGCGATAACTCAGAATAACGATTCACTGATGCAATATCTTTTTGCAACCACGGTTTAGGTGAGTCAGAGAAGTCGATACCGCGCAACCATTTTAATCTGTCCGTCACACGCTTCTTACCGGCCTGTTCTGGCATGTCTAATGATAATCTGAAGGGTGACGTGACCTCGTTGACCATACCTACGTTAAATGCTCTCTCAAGCATTTCCTGATCAATCTCACGAATCTGTTTAGCTAGTTCAGCGACTTGGGGGATTTCATGTTTGTCACCTTCGTTACGTGCTTTGAAAACTTCCTCTCTGAACTCTTTCGAACTCAGCGTCGCGTTTTCATTTTCAGCTTTGTACACCGCATACAGTTCGTCACTGGCGATACGCACCTTGTCTGTGTTACCTAATTTGGCTTGTCGGATAATCGTCTCAGCACTCGCGCCCGGTGTCAGACCTTGCGAATACATATTACGCATCACCATATCGTCCATCAACTTCATGCCGTACAATCTGGCTTTGGTGTTCTGTGCTGTGGCGACGCGCAGAGATGGGGACATTTGTTTGAACACACCAACGAAGTTCGGAAGTTTGACTTCCAGTCCTTTCATCTGCGCTTCACGTAATCCAAATTCCCATTCGTCTCTAGTGATGGTACCGCTGTTCAAGTCTTCGTCCAGTTTGGTACGGACTTCCTGTGGGATGATCGTACCTAAGAAGTCGTCACCTTGACGACCTGTCACTTCAGCTGCACCCGCTGATGTTTCACCATACAATGCCTTGATGTCGATCTGTAACGCTTCTTCAGCTTCACCTAACATCTTCTTGGTCTTCGCGTCTTTGAACTTACCTAACGCCCCTACAATCCCTGCTGTCATCGCTGTTGATGCAGTCACAGCAAACAACGACTCTTCGAGTGTTCGGGTCTCTTGGGTAGCATGTAATGCCAATTCCCCTGCGGCGACGGGCGCGGCTACGTTTATACCTAACTTCAATGCTTGATGCACTCTAGCCCCTGCACCAATTACAGGTAAGAAGTTTTCAGGACTAACCATTCCTGCCGCAAACATTGCCGGATAAGAAACCCATCCGGACGCTTCGTCTAGTATTTTCTGGTCTTCTAATTCTTTATCGTATGATTTGATTTTGAAATCTAGTTCGCGCTTTGAACGAGCGTCAGCGAAACGTACATTATTCTTCGCGTAACCTTCGTACTCTGGTTTCTGCAACTCAGTTAACGGATTGAATACACCGCTCAAATAGTCATCACGCTCAGAGTCGGTCAATGTTGGCGCACCTTTCTGATACGCACGATACGAGAACAACAAGTTCTCACGATTCATTGCTGAACCAATTGTGTCATACGCTGAAGGTATTTCTTTTTCCGGCACGTAAGGTTCGATGTACTGAACACCAGACATTTTAGCCATATCTTCTACTGGCGTTAAATATGTCTTCATTCGTCATACTCCCCGAACACTTTCCGCTCCATCGCGCCGACCACTGCTCCGTCTAATACAAAGTCCAACACGCCTGTCGCAACACCTGTTACAGAATCTTTGATTCTAAGAATGTCACCAATTTCGTTAGAGAACGCTTCGCCAGAACGGAAACCTTCATTGGTCATAGTTGTTTCTCTTTCACGATATGCAGTCGCCGCTTGTTGGCGTTGCTTAACACTGTATTGTTTCCACGCCTGCGTTTCATCGAAACGTGGTTGCCACTCGATTAGCTGACCACTTTCTTTATCCATCACGTATTCGCCGGTGTCTCTATCGACAATGTTATAACGCACCACACCGCTCAGTGCAGAGTAATTAGGTGACGATACTTCTAGTAGTTCAATATCGTCTGGGTCTAAGTCCAATCCTTGCGACTCGTTCACTGCTTTGACGAAACCTTTATATGATTCACCAATCCACATATCTGGTGTGAAGTTTGGGTCACGTGCATCGGCGTAAGTGTTCTGCACTCTCACACCAGGAGCGAACTTCATCGCATCACCAGTTGAAGGGTGTTTACCATATAAACCTAACACGTGTTCTGATGCCACGCGCTTGGCTATAAAGTCGTTATTGATGCTCGAATATACTTCGATATATTTATCTCTGAAATCGTCGCCCGCTTGTTTGTGAATCGCAGTTTCACCGAAGATGCTAGAATCAAAATCCATCTCCAATTCACTAGTCAGGTAATCCATCGCACCTTCGTTCGTCATATTGATTTTTGCGTGTTCAATACGTTGGGGTTTCTGCGCCGCCAACTTAGGGTCGGTGTTGAATTTAATAGCGTCAGTCAACGTGTTACGTAACGACGTGTCATCTGGGAAACCTGCTGACAAATGGGCGTTTACAATATCGACCAACTTCTGTTCATCTTCGCCTAAACCTAATTGGCGTGGCGTAACCACGTAACCTTTGTCGGTCGCCATTAGACCGTTGATGGTTTTTACAGTGTCAATGATTTGATCAGGATTGACACTAGTCAGTCCTGACTTTAAAAACTGTTGCCCGACTTTAGGCATATAACGGCTGTTGTGTGCGGCTTCGCCCATGACAACCCAGAACTGATCTTTCGTTTCTGGGTTGGTTGGTGTTAAACCGTTTTCAATTAACAACTTATCCACCGTAAAGTCAATCGCTTCGCGGTCTTCTGCTGTCGCCGCGACAGGTAATGCGCCGTTTACAAACAATTTACCGCGCTCATTTTTGTATGCTAGTTCAATTTGCTGTTTAGCTTCAACCATATAAGACGATAAGTAATCACCTAACTTGTTCACCAACTGACGCTTATCGTCATGTGACGATAAACCTAACGATTCTGGTGACGCGCCGTCCAACGTTGATAACATTTTAGTAACAACGTTCGCTTTGGTTGTGGCGGTCTGCTCACCGTCATTGCGCACCATGTCGATGATTTGCGCCTGTTTCTCAAACACTGCGTCAACTTCTTTACCGCTACCCGCTTTCGACATCGCTTTTAGGTCACGGTTGGCGGCATTAAATAACGAGTTGAATTTACCCATCAACTCTGTCGCTTGTTTCTCAGTCGCTAATCCGATGTCACCGATAGGTAACATCAACTCTTTCATGGTAGTCGAAGCTAACTGTTTAACCTTATTAGGATTGCCTTGTTGTAACTCGAACGTTGCTTGTTTGACTGTGTTCAGATACCCATCGATTGAATACTGAACAGTCTCTCGCTTCAACTGGCTACGTGCTTGGTCGCTCATAAACGGAGTTTTACTAGGGTCATCAAAATCTTTAATGAGTTGACCGCGTTGTTCCGCGCTTAGAGTTGGAATCGCTTCTTTAATACCCGTGTACTGCGCTTCTTGCGCAATACCCTGTGTCAATTTGTTTGCTTGTTCTTGTGTGATTACGCCAGTCTTTTGACCACGCGCCACTGAGTTCATCGCACCGTCGAAGTCGCCTGAACGCATCTGAGTATCGATTGCTTTGAGAGACTGTTCACTGTTGAAATCGTGCAACATCGTAGCAGTCGCTTGACTTGCTTTTTGCAATGCGCCGGTTTTAACCTTGCCGATCTCAAGTTTGATTTTGTCTTGTAATAACGAACTCTTACCCTCAACCAGTCGGTCTTCGACTTGTTGAAGGTATTGATTGTATTCTTGGTTAGACAATGGGGCACGAGATTCCATTGTTGTCACACCTGTAACTGGGTCTACAACTTCTGTGACCGTAGCGGCGTCGGTGCCGAACTTATTGGTCAACCCCATGTTGGCGGCATCAGTGTACGTGTTAACCGCTGACGCTACTTCAGCGTTAGCCCAACTACTGTACGCATCCAGTCCAATATTAGCGGCTGTGGTGAACATTTTAAAGTTGGTCGCACGATTAGCCGCGTCGATACGAATATCCGACGCTTCAGCACTCACCTTTGCAGACTCTACACCCAACGCACCACTTTGTTGGCTACGCGCAAGCGATGTCGAGACTCGCCCCATTGAAGGAGAACCTGCGGCGTTAGGTATTTCTGGTAGTTTAATTGCCATTTGTCATCCTTATCCGAAAAGTCCGCCGAAAACAGCACCGACTGCACCACCGACTAAAGTACCTACACCGGGTACTATTGAACCTATCGCCGCGCCTGTCGCCATACCAGACATTACGCTACTCTTCTTAGATTGGTCTGCCGCCGCTTCAGCTTGTTCGATAGTCATGTTGTTGGTGATTGCAAAACGCTCTGCATCGGTGTCGATTTGTTCTTGTGTGATTACTGATTCTAACGCGGCGATTTCACTTTGAGAATTAGCCGCCATTGTTACAAAGTCCATCTCTTTCTGATAAGACGCAGTAAGACTCTGGATATGTTGATTGATGTTAGATGATGACACTTGAATACCAGAACCCGCCGCGATACCTTTACTCTTGGCAATGTTCTGTTCAGCAGTGAGTTGCAAAGAGTCTAACGTCTTCTGCGCTTCAGTCTGAATATTCTTGATGTTCATCTCACCCAGTTGGGTGGACGACAACCCTTCCTCTGCTGTTCTTTCCGCTTCTCTAATGTACCCACTTGGAGTATGAGAAAACGGTGTATCAACTTTCGTGTAAGGATTACCAGAAATAGACGGTATTGTTTGGGCAATGTTTTGCACCGCCTGACCTATTAGCGAACCTACCATTTTGTCTAACTCCCTGTCGTAACTTTGCCGAATATGCCAGAAATCTCTAACTGGTACGGCTTGTCTTGTGTGATAACAACTGTCGCGTCAGAGTCCCACCCGTAATTATAAACCTTATAAGTAGTTTCTGCTACTGGTGTTGATTCACCTTCACCCATTGGTGTTGAAGGGTTACGTTCAGCAACGCGTTTACCGTTAATCAACGGTGACAACGAGTCGATGGTGACAACATTAATATCACTACGACGCTTCAACAATCCTTCAGCCGTCCCACCTCGTACGATACCGTCTAAAGGTAATGTCTCCATCAAAGGATTGATTGGGACACCAACACGATACGTCGCTGTCGCTGTTGGCGAACGCTCTAAATCTAACTGTGACGAGGACACGTTGTACGTGACTGGTACAATGGCGTTACCATTTGTAATGTCTACTACCACTAAGTCTTCAGCATAAGGTAAAAGCGAACTAATACTCAACGACGTAGTGGACGTGTTGACAACAATATCGTTAGCAAAATCCATCTGTAATGTTTCACGCATATCGAATCGTAAAGGTGCGATCATAACCTTATCAGTGTAAACGTCAGCGACCGCTACGATATAAACTTGATTACGAACAACTATTACGTCCTTGATGACCGATGGGAAATCCCATTTGAACCAACCGATCTGTCCTGTTGACGGGTCGTATAAACACCCTATCACTTCGTTTGAATCGGTTTCAGACAACAGTAAGTTACCGTTGAATCTATCATAGTTCAAGCTTTTGATCTCAGCCGATAAGTGCTCTGCTGAAAGTGAAATCTCTGACGCAGACCATCCTCGCCCAATACCTTTGTCTTCTAATGCCATGACCTTCTCACCGTTCTTAAATACGATGGTGTCTCCGTACTTGACTGGCGGTGTACCGTCAGACCCGTATGACGATTCTAGCGATACGCTAATATTTGTTGGGGTAATTGGTGTGCCGTCTTTATTCAAGACGTATTCACCTTTGTCTGTACCGACGAAACGGTTCTTACCATCGCTCACCCATCGCACTTCTTCTGCGGCACTGATGTTGAAGTTGAACGCATCTGAGTCAAGACTACCGGACGTGAATCCGATACTACTTGTAAGGTCTGACAGGTATACACGGTTTTGGTTTCTTGCACTCGCCCCACCAACAACCAATCTGTTGTCAATAAAGTCGAACGCTTTACCGTCGCCCGGCATATTGCCGAAATGCCCGCTAGTACCACTACCTACGAAATCAAATAACAACTCGTCAGCGGCGATCTTATTACCCGCCGCATTGGTTTTCGTTACGTACTCAACTCGAAACATGTGAGGGTCGTCAGACAAACCGGTATACACCGTCATCTCACCGTCAGAGTTATGACCTAACCCCAGTACCAACGTCTCTGTCGTCTTAATGTAGTCAGTCGCATCTAACACGTCTGTCGAATATGTTGACGAAGCGTGTACCCAATCGTACAGGTTCTTCACATCACCTTTAACAGACTGGGTGTATGTCGCAGTTTTAGATACGCTGAAGTCAATGTACCCATCTACGTCACTCTCGAAGTAAATCGTTGCAATAACTTGATACTGATCAATTGTGATCTTTACCAGCTTGTCTCCCAACGGAAAGAATCGAATACGGTTACGGTCTGTATCAGCAGGGTCATACACCGTTGGAGCGGAATGTAAATTGCTCGCATCGAAAACAACACCCGGACGACTCTTCACCGTACCTTGAGGTGTCGGGTACATATTGCGTAATCGCTTGACCGCACTGGTGTACCCGTCTAAGTCCTGACGAGTCTGCATCGCCGGTGATAATTCACCCGCCGCGAACGAGGTTTGAATAGGTCTATACGTAGCCATTATCTACGTACACCTGTTAGATTGTTGGCTTGCACTTTCTTGTGCGTACCTTGCATCGAATCCGAGTTAATCGCCATACGTAAGTTGGTCGCGTATCGATTCAGTTCAACGTTGTATCGATTCTCATTTTCAGTCAGTCCCATTGCAATGTCTGAACTGATTAACGCCGCCAATGCTTTAGCGAATGCCGCGGAGAAATACGACTCACTAACTTCACGTAAGTAACGTACAGTAACTAATGTGGATTTAGCGAGAATCTTATCCCCTTCGATTTGCCACTCTAAAGGTGACGAACCGTTGCTCACGTTTAATACACGTAAACAATCAGCGGGAATAAGAAAAGAATTTGGAGACGAGAGTTGTGAAGCTTGCACTTCAACAACCTCGTCAGTAGTTTGCGTCAGCGTTGTTCTATGTGTAGCGAACGACCATTCCCGTTCACCTAGCAACGCTTTTTTAGCGAAAGGGTAAGCAACCTTACACGCCTTCGCTTGAGTAAGGTCGTCGTCCAATGACGTGATAGAATCCACACCCAACCATGATAACGCTAAGTTGCAAATCTCTATCTGTGTCATTGTAAAACTCCTTATTCAGTCAATGGGTCAGCTTTCGCTTTCGCTTTCGCCGGTGCGCGTGTCGCTTTTTTAGCAGGTTTTAAATGCGCTTCAATAACTTCAGGTGTAATACCTAATGCGCGAGAAATTTGATCAACTGGTACTTTAGCCGCACCTAGTTTTTTAATTTTAGCAATCTCAGAAGAGTTTGCACCTTTCTTCATAGTAGCCATGGTGACTCCTTAAAATGATAAGGGGCTGTCACCAACCCCGAAAAGTAATTAAGCGTTGTTGAACTTAACTCGAACGATTTGTTCGTCTTCTACACGAACCGCACCCATGTGCATTTCAGTATAGAAACGCATCGCGAATGATTTACTTGGGTCTTCACCGGCTTTCGCTGTGATGTCACCATTAACTTGTAGACCTAACGCCGCACGTGTGAACGCGAATGAATCTAACTGGTTAGCACCCGGAGATAATAGACGGTTAGATAAGATGAAGTTGAATCCTAAGAATCCGCTTACCATTCCGTTACCCGCAAGTGCTTGCACTGCTTGGTAATCAGAAGAGGTTAACTTCTCTTGGTTCAACATCTGACGAACCATCTTCGGAGAAACTACCCAGAACTTCTCTTCATCAGGGTCGATGTCGTTAGTTTGGAACTTCTCACCAACTTCTTGAATCAAGTCAGTAGTGAAAGCCGCTGTATATAACCCGCCGACTTCTTGTGACGCAGGGAAAGCGTTACTCACACCGTCACCGTCTAACGCGTCAGCCGTAGCCGCACCGATAATGATATCATCCACGCGACGGTTCATACCTGCCGCAAGGTTACGTGTGATTGCAGAGTTCGGATCAACTAACATTTGTAGGTAATCTTCAGACTCAGTTGATTCTGCTGCATGGTAAGAACCCATTACAGATACGCGTCTTGACCACGGAATGTCAGCAACAGGTGTGTCCACTAGACGACCTGATTTAACTAACGCTTCGGTTGGTGAGATACGTTCCCAATTGTGGTTCTGACCGTTGGTCATTACAGTAGTAACTGCACTACGTAGGCGTGAACCTTCCTGTTGTGCTAAGTGACGGACGTTTGATTCAAACGTGTCGATATATGCTTGGTCAATTGTATTAGCCATTTTTCTAATCCTTTCAGAACAATAAAATTAAGTGGTAGCACTCTGTCGTTTCAGTGGACGGAGACCGCACTCCACCTAATATCACAGCTCTATTCGTAAAATATCAAATAGTTACGTTAATGTCAACCACCTAATCGTGACAGTTTTTCATACTTGATTAACTTATCAAGTGAATCTTTATACGTAGGGTCGGTCTGACGCATATCTTTCAACTTGATACGCAACGACTTTGCTGACTCACGCGCTTCAGCAGGGGTCATCGCACCTTGTCCACTATTATCGCCGCCGACGTTCTCGCCTTCAACACCGATACGTTCAGCAATAGTCAACATCGCTTTGATAGTTGGCGCGTCTAAAGTTTTAATATCAACATCAGCTAAGTGCGGGAAGAACTCTGCTTTAGCCGCATCAGCTTGAGATAGTTTCTGATCATACGCCGCACCGAACTCAGTGAGAAGTCCTTTATGATCTTCGTCTAATTTCGATTTAGCAGAGTTCTGCATCTCAAGTTGTGTCTGAGTTTGCTTACCGACCCATGCTTGGAATTGTTTCTGTGTTAGCCCCATCTCAAACGCCGCTTCGCGCACCGATTCAAGATTAGCTTTGACAGTAGGGTCATTGTAATCAACACCCTCAATCTCTGGTGGTTGATACCCTGTCGCATCTTCTGGGCGACCTAGTGAACGCAATAGGGCGTTAGTCCCCTCCACGTCGTCTTCACTGGGTTTTAATACTAACTCAGGAACTTTGTCCTGCAACTTGGCAATGAACGCGCTACGTTCTTCTGGTGTCGCTTCTTGATTAGGTAGAGTTAACGAACGTCCTACGCGAGAACGAATGTCACCTAACTGTTTATAGAAACCGTCCGCATCTTTCGCAGACTTAGCTTCACCCCAATCGCGCACACCTTCTGGTAACGACTCACGCCAATCCGTTTGCTGTTGGCCTTCATTATCCATTGTTCACCTCTCTTTCAATTAATTGTTGAATGTATTCCACGGCACCTTTGTTACCCAACATGAAGGCGGTACGGTGAGTGTGTTCACCGTTCGCTGTCATGTGCATAGTCATGTCGTGGTCTAACTCTTCACGTAACGCTTTCAATACCTCTTTCCCGTCCGGCGTGTTGAACACACGCTTGAACAGGTCAGCCTTACGATTTAAGTTCTTTAAATGTTGGTTTAAATCAGCCACCTTGAACCTCTTGCGCTTTTGCTAATTTCAATGACGTATCGCCCATGACATTCGCTGTCTGGGCTGTTTGTTGTTGTAACGCTTGTTGTTGCATTGCTTGTTGCTGTTGCGCCCGCTCTTGACCTTTCGTTTCAGTCTCAGCGTCAGAACGAACCAGCTCAGGGTTGACGTTCATATCACCTGCTGTGACCTTGCCGAGGTCTTCAAACTTAACGCGGTCTAGTGCTTGCGCACCTTCTGGTGTCAACTCAGCAATCGACGCTAAGAACGCGACCCACTGTTGTGTTGCTTGCACACTGTCTTGTCGTTGCGCTCTGAACAACGCACCGGTGTAGAACATTTCAATCTCAGCACCTTGAATCACATCAGGCATTGGCGGGAATTTCCCTTGTCGCATACCGATGTTGAAAGTTCGAGACAACATTTGATCTAAGTAATCATGCTTGATACGCGCCGCAGGTGAACCTAACAGTCTGTTCATCATCTCAGTACGAGCCATGACTTCTGTCGCGGTCATCGCCGGTGATTGTTTCAACTCTAAGTGGTTGATGAAGAACGCTCTGTTGATTGCGTCTTGTAACTGGCTACGCTGAAGCTCAGACACATCGAATCGTGCTGACGATTTCAACTCACCGATCTCATTTAAGTTACGAACAACTGTAACCCCTGAAGGGTCGACGTTCATATCGCTTAATAGGCCACGCTCAGTCACTAACATAGGTGGATCAATTGCTTTCTCAGCAGAACGCAGTATCAACTCAACTAGTTTGTTCAGTGTTTTAATGTCAGCCAACACCGTCATCGCAGGACTATAAGCGTATTTAGAACCGCCTACTTCACCCCATCGTGGTACAAACGCAGGCATCTCGTAGTACCCGCCGCTCTTCAACTCGACAATCTCACCGTCTTCGTTCGGTGCTTTACGCAGTACGTATTTGAATTGGTAAGGACGCTTCTCAGGCGCAACCTTGTTGAACCCCGTCACTTCATTATTGCCTTCATCTCGATACACGACAAAGATTACTTCAAACTTATCAAGCGTTCCTTCGTTATGTTTATCAATAATCTTCGCAGGGATTTGCTCAATCCCGAACTTATCGATAAGTTCTGTGGTGGTGTAGCGCATACGTCTGAAGAACTTGGCTACATTACCCTTCGCATCCTGCATGAAATACCACTCACGCAACTGAATGTGGGTGAAGTTCAACTCGTCCGCTTCTTCGTCATACTCTTCGACCAATGCCGATAGTCCGTAAGAAGACGTGTCGTGGAAAACTTCCTTAGACTCTAGGTCAAAGTTCGAGTCCTGCAACATAGTGAACATCGTCTCGCCCACTTCCTTAGCCCATCGCTGTGCATCGACGTTATCGTTCAGATTAGAATCACGAAACTTAGGAGTGAACCACTGCACCGCAGGAGGGGTCATTGATGACTGAAGTGATGCCGCTAGGATTTGGCACGATACTACTGCGGTGTTATCGTACAATTCTGGTGTTGTGAAGTTAGTACTAATTTCATCATCTGAGGTGTCTTCAGTGAATCGACCTCTGAACGGTACTACGAATTTAGCCACGTCAGTCCATACACCTTCAATCGAACGGCGTTCTGATTCTAACTTACTGAAATGGCGAACAATATCTTTACATTTCATTTCTATAAACCTTTTTTATTAAACGATACCGAGCGTATCACTTTAGGTGTTCGATGTCCACCAAATCGGCGTGAACCTTCTGGCGCATTTAGAGCGAAGTAACGGAACGCATCCGATGGGTGAGAAGCCCAATCGTGTACTGGTCGGTCTTTAAAGACCTGCAACTTCTCGTCCCACTCTCTATGATACGAACGTAACCCATCGATACCCTTCTCAACTTCCTTAGTTAAGTTGAAGCGACATAAAGGTAGAATAGTACGCGTCGCTTCAATCCCGTCTTGAATCAACTCACGTTTCATAACAGTGAAGTTGATACCCAACTCAGCCGCAATCTCTAGTCTACTTCGCGCTGAAGTCATCTCACGTTGCTGAATATCGTGTGGTGCGTAGTGTTCATCATATTGATAAGGCTTGTCATTAATTAATTTTATCCAATCGACCAGTCCTAAATTCGACTCTTCCATATAGTCGATGATATGGAACGTACCGGTGTGGGTTGGTTGTACGAACCATATCGCTGTCGCATCACGTACCCCCAAATCCCAGTACGTATAAACAGGTAACATTGGGTCGTGAGCGAAGTCGCCCATGTGACCTTCCTTCTCAAGACGACCTATCACATCAGAGTAGAACGCCCCTTCAATCGCCGCTTCGAACGAGCAATAGAATTCTTGCAACACTTTCGACTCAGACATCCCCTCATTACGCTCCGTCTGAATGTCCGCTTCAGAGATGACCGGTGTACCGTCCTCACGTTTAGTGTCCTCCACAGTTAGTAACTGGGCGAATCGACTATGGTCGCCGTCCTCGTAGGCTCGTGATATGTGTTTATAAAGGTGATACCCGTGGTTCTTCCCACGTGGGGTGTAGATGAATATAGCCCACCCGCCGTTCTCAGTCAGAATAGGGCGCATAAAGTCCCACGCCGCAGGGTTACTTAGAGAATACTCAGAGAAGACCATGCCGACATAGTTAGTACCGACCACCGCATCGTAGTTATCCGACCCTGCCAACTGAAGTGTTGACCCATTGATCAGCTCGATGAACATCTCAGAGTCGTTCTTACGTTTAATGAGTTGTGGCGGGAAGTGGTCGATGAAACGCATCCCATCGGCACCAATCCCTTGCCATACAATCTTACGCGCTTGGGTTTGTAGGGGTAGGAAGTAAACATAGTTCCCGACTCGCTCCATCATTTTGGTCGCAAGTATGTTGATAATCGTTTTATCTTTACCCGCACGTCGGTGCCAGACCAACGCGATACGCGAAGCCGCAGGTTCTAATCTGGATTTAGCGTCATCACGCAACGCAGGGAACATTGCTTTCCACAACGGCTTCTGATAATGGCGAGGTTTGTATAGGTGAGGTAGCTTGACCTCGTTACTCGCTGTCTGTTTTGGTGATTGGATTACAGCCATGGGTTATCCTAGTAACGGGTCGTTTTGGTCTGCGTCATCATCGTCGATCTCCACATCAATAATGTGCGTTGTTGGTGATGACGGACTGGCGACAGTTGATGGTCTTGTTTGTGGTGAGGTGTAGGCAGGTAACGGTGACGGTGTAGGGTCTGATGCGAACATATTCACGTCCACCGCCACTTTTGGCGCAGACGCTTCTCTTGCTTCTTTGTCCATTCCACCAATCGTCCCTAACCACTTCAACGCATCCATCTTATTATGCAGGCGATACTTCCACGTCACCACCCCTGTCTTCACATTCTCGATACGCTCAACGTGCGCCACCGCCTTCGCCACGTTAGGTGGTAACTTATTCGGCGGTACCGGACACCCATCGTCATCGAACAGGCCACGCACATCCGCCATCGCCACATACGCCGCTTCAGTTAATACGTTCTCCGCAGTTATGTCCAACTGCAACGATAATAACTTATGGTAGTATTCTATTCGCTCGACCACTCTAGGCGCAGTCATCAACGTCGCCGCACGTCTACGAATTTGTTGCTCTGTACGCGACTCACACCACGCCGGATGCGTTTCAGTCAGTGCATACACAGGGTCTTGTCTCGTCGCCACCAACTGTGCGAACAACGTCTCTTCAGGTGAAGGGGCATATTCGAATTGTTGCAACGGCAGTAACGCTTCTCTTTGTTGCGGAGTAAGCGTCTCTGGGTCGAAACTAATTGTAGTGTTTTTAACTGGTGTCGTCATAACAGTAACGGGTCGCCTTCGTCGGTGGGTAGACTGTACAAATGTTTGGTGCTAGATCGCACCTTCACAGTGTCCAGAACCAACACATTGTTGTCAACCATTCGTTCCAATTGTTTTCTAATCCAATCACTCTTCCCATCACCCTGATAGCGTCGGGTGATATAGGTTAACGGTACAGGTGTTGGTGTCTTCTTCTCGGATAAGTGTTCCAACAACTTCGCTTTAAATTCCAATTCATGTGGTGTTAATGATTCCATGTGTATGGATTGTACTTGAGTTCAAGTGTTTTGGCAATAGGGGGCGTGGTGATATTAGGTGGTGTCGTTGTTAGGTTTACTTGAGTTCAAGTGTTTTGGGTTTCATTTATGATGTGAAGGGTATCAGGTTTAGTTGAGTTCAAGTGTTTTGGGTTTCATTTATGATGTGAAACTGGTGTGTCCCCTCGCCGCCCCGACCGCCAACGCGATTCCGCGCCCCACCCCCTCCGATTTGCAGAAAACCTAAAATCGTTTTTATTCTGACGATTTTCGATTGGCACGATAAATGCTTACGGCAAATATCGCCCCAAACTCTCAGTTATTCGTTTTGATCATAAAAGTTGGCACGGCAGTTGCTTAACCGTTTAACTTTTTGCTAATCATTTGCTAAATCAAAACTAAACAACTAAACTACGTAAAATTACTTACATACGTAATTTTACGCAATTGTGATTTTTTATAACTATACAAATTGTTCCATAACTTTACATTTTCGGGTCATAACTAAACAGTAACTAAACAGATTGATTTTTCAGTTTTTCCAAAGAATTGCGGTATATGGCGATTTGCGTTTCTTGTTGTACGTAATTTTACTAGTTTTTGTTTAAATGTTTAATTTTAAAACTAGTTTTAGGGTTGCGATCTGTAGCATATATATATACCTAAACCGTTTAACTCAACCGTTTAACTAAATATGCATATATAATAATATTCACTTTTTACTCTATATAACTAAACATTTAAACAAAATAAAGTAAAATTACGTATCAAGCCCAAATTAACAACCAAAACACCTAACATAAAAATAAATTAACAAATTAATTTGACTTAAACCGTTTAAGTGTTATACTAAAGGCGAATTAAAGAAAAACACAAAAATTAAAAGGTTGGAAATGATGGATTATAAATACCAAAATCAAGCAAACAATATTGTAAGTCAATATAACAACGGTTTAATAAGTAAATTGGAAATGAAAAATGCACTAACAACCATTAAAAGAAACGTTGATATAGAAAACACGGGTAGTGATACAACAACTTATATGTTGAATGATGAAATTGTACGTTTTGTTAATCGTCGTATTTTATAAAAGTAGATGGGTAATAAAATGAAACTAAGAATTAGATTTGAAGATACAGGTCGAGATATGCAATTGATCATAAACGGTATCAATCCAGAACATGTCACCAACGTGGAATACATGCAAGCGGCTGTTTATTCAGCCTTAACAAAGCTTTTCCCCAATGATGACGTTTACGCAATCCATTGGAACGCATACGACGCCACAACGGGCGAATTCATTACAACAAGCGAATATTAAAAGAAAAATTAAAAGGATAGAACAATGAGAAATTTCACTAAAGACCAAATTATTGACCTTATGGAATACCGCAAGTCATTAAAATTCGATGTTAGATACAGCAATCAAGGTGTTGCACGAATTTATATCAACGAATATGAAACCCCTATTTACGCAGGTGGGTATGGTTACGACAAAACCAGTACCGTATTGGCTTCATTATTAAACCTATTAACAAAAAAGGACGTAATTAAAAGACAGCGTAAAGCCATGAAAACTTATGCTTTAAGTTGCACCCATAAAAACGGTTTATTTAGTGGTGGTGTTGGTACGTCGGCCATTATAGAGAGCGTTAACAGTTTGAACGGTTGCGAATTAAAAGAAGTTTACTGGAATGATGTATTAAGTGTTTTTGAATTAACCGTTAGTGAAAAATTTCTAGCAGTATTAAAAGAAGAGGGTATAGAGAAATGATTGTTTATTTTAAAAATAGTATGTTTAAGTATTGTGTCTATAAAGACGAATCACGAAAAGTATTAATACAAGGTTTCTTTAAAACCCGTGCAACCGCTGAAAAATTTCTAGCAGTATTAAAAGAAGAGGGTATAGAGAAATGATTAAAGACAGACACGGGAACAGATACGCGGAATTTGAACGCAAATGGACAGAGATAACAGGACAGTTGTTCAATCGTCTAAACATCACACCAGCGGAAAGGGTTATGACTCTTGAATTTGAAGGGGGCGAACGTGAATTTTTCAAAGTAGACGGCGTATACGTTCAAAAGTTAAGCCAGTACACCGGCGGCAATTGGATTGTTCAATATTACATTTCAGATATTAATTGGTAAGGGGTTGCATCAAATGAATAAGAAACTATTAGCCGCGCTCATTGGGTGCGGTGTGTTAACTCTAACGGGGTGTGACTTGCCCCAAACTTATGGCGCAGTTAAACGCCCCGATGGTTACTCAAAACAGGCACACTGGATAACTATAAATGAAGACGTAATAATCTCTCGCAATAGTAGTAAGCAAATACTTGAAAAATATAGGTTGGCACCTGATACCACTTGCACAATTAAAACAATGACACGCCCGCCACAATGACACGCCCGCCACAATAACCCACCACACCGTCAAAACAATCAAGCCCACTACATGTGGGCTTTTTGGGTGAAAACGTCACCACGGGCTTTATATTAGGTCAGTGGATTTACGACAATTTTGATCAAAACCACAAAAACTCAATGTGGATTTAGCAAACTAGAAAATAAATTTCAATTAAACCGTTTAAACTATTTGACATTGTCAATTAAACCGTTTAATCTGTACGTGACTTAATTGAAATTAACTAATGGGGATTTAGCGAAATGTATTTTAATCATATTTGGCAAGGGTTTGAGTTTGAAATGGAATATATCCATGAACCAGACGCAAGCACGTCACACTGGACTGACATCATCTTCGCCAGTGAACAAGGTGATGTAGTAGTGAACGGCGAAGTAGTAGCGTGGATTGAGAATGAAGCACTTACACCAAATACCCGCGTCGAAATCAGAATGGGAGCTTTCAAGACCTATCAAAAGTTGTGCGAAGACCCACAAGACGATGAACTAGACAAAGAGTGTCACGACTATCATGTAAATAAGGAGTTAAACCAATGACCACCGAAACATCAACCGGCGAACCAGACAGAATCATTATTATCGATTCGGCAGTAAGCGAAAAAGAAGAGAAGGCGAAAATCAATCGCCTTAAACAATGGTTAGAGGGAAATTACGAGGATGGCACACCGCATGAAGAGTAAAACTAAACGCGTATTAATGGATTTAGCAGTGGTGGTTGTAGCAATCGCCACGTTTATAGTATTAACAGGGGAGTGGTTGACATGAGTAATAAACCTAATCCATACGCTAAACAGTTCACCAACCGTATGAAACAGAAGATCAAAGAAGCATTAGAAGCCGCTAACGGTGACTTCAACGCTATCGACTGGTCAAAAGTAACGTATGACTTCTACGATGTGGCTAATAGCTTTGAAATGGTTAATGAACAAGTTAAACACGCCACAAAGAAGCAATTGCAGTCAGGTGGTAGAAGTGGTGGTAAATTATTAGTAGATGACCTGAAGGAGGCTAGATGGTCGTTAGATGAAGGAATTAAGGAGTTAGAAGAAGATGAGTAATTTACTTGAGATGGATTCAAAATTATTTAATTATCATAATTTTGAAAAGGTTAATTTGGTTGGGGATGAACGAGGTAATGATGAGTATCGTTGTGAAGATTGCGGTCTTGTTGGTATCAGACGAAACGTATCACCAGTATTAGCTTTAAAAAGACCATACGCTAAAAAACTTAAAGTTTGTGATGGGGTAAAACCTAAATTCAATAAGAAGAGTATTCGAGAATCAGAAGAATCAGGTGGTTCAGTGATGATTATCGATGGTGGCGGTAACCTCGCTCAGTTCGGTTTTTCAGATGGTGAGACTCATCAAACAGTTCCTTGCCCAAAGAATCAAAACCCAGAACTTAACGGTGTATGGGTTTATTCAGATAAAAGAGGTGAACCAGTAAGACTTTTACTTGGTGAATATAAGGTGTTAGGTGGTGAGTAACTTAAAAATCTCAGAAATGAGCGATGACGACATTAGATGGGCTGTCATCCAACAATGGTTCGGTCAAACTGAAACCGACTATCTGAATGATAAAAGTGCCACTGTATTTGACGTTTTACACCGTTGGGAAGATGTGATACCTATTGCTGAGAAATATAATATCGTACTGATGCTTGATTATAGTGGTGCGAAAAACCCAAACCCGAAACGTGCGATATGTGAAGTATATTTAATGATGGAGATAGAAGAATGAATATTTACACCTTAACGGGCGTTGTATCAGTGAGCTGTTCAGCAACAATCGAAGCTTATTCTGAAGAGGAAGCTATTCAAGATTTCATTAATGGTGAATTCATTACTGATTCCGATGGTGAACCAACTGATGTCATTTGTAACTTGGAAGAAGAAGGGGTTGATGAATGAGATTAACCAAAAAAGAAGAACAATGGCTTGATGAATTTCAAGAATTAATGAATCGATGTCCTTCAAAACGGTTTAGTTCCTTCACGACAGGAGACCCTGAAATCGTAATTTTTGAAGCTTCAAAAGAGCGTGAAGTGAATGATTTACTCGATTCAGGTGATGTAAATGACTTTCACCAAGGAGTTAACTGCACAGGTTGTGAGATTGAAAGAATCACTATGCCGTTCGTAGTTAACTCAACCGCAGGATGATGAAAAATGACAACTAAATACCCGATGCCAGAACCACACGTACACGCTGAGTTAATTAAAGCTTGGGCTGATGGTGCGGTAATTCAACGGTATGCATATAGTCACAAAGAGTGGATTATTAAAAACTCTCAAGACTGGAACGATAAAGCAAAATTCCGTATCGACCCAACCTGCGACTATGCCATAGCCAAAATTGCTGAGTTAGGTGGTGACCACATGGTTGACCCGTATATGTACTGGTTATACGGTGGTGAGTTGGAAACGAAAGCCGTGAACGATACTTGGAAAGATGCTGATTTTTGTAATGAATTTGACGATGACCCGTTTAAACAATTCCAAGAACTTCATATGTATTGGGACGGCAATATCCGTAAAAAGAAACGCATGGTTAAACAGGTGTTGTGGGTAAGACTTGAAGATGAATTTCAAATTGAAACTAAGTGGTTAGAAGCGTCATTGAGTATTTCAGAGCCAACTTGTTGGCACGAAGTAACAACCTGCACTAGAGAGGTAGAAGAACAATGAACAAAGTTAAAACATTCTTAGACGTAGCGGGTGTAACGGGCACACCAGAAGACATCGCGCTATACAAAAAGCTACTAGCCGAAGAGGGGAGCGAGTTCCTCCACGCGTGGGCGATTGGTGATGAAGTAGAAATGTTGGATGGGATTTGTGATGTGCAGTTTATTTATCGTTCACTGTATATTTTAGATAACAGATACCTAAGTTTATTCCTTGACATGATTAACGGATTTTACAACATATCAGGGTTCAGCAGATATCAAGTTAACATAGCTTACGACATTGTTTGCGATTCAAACCTAAGCAAGTTCGATAAAACAGAACAGGAAGCAAACGAAACATATAGACCGGTTAAGAGCGGACTTAAAATAAATGTCATACCAGTGTCGATGCCGTTCATGTGGTGCACGTAAGACCTTAAAATGAGGTACAAATTATGAACAATGACAATAAACAACAAAGTATTACAAAAGTATTATGGGTTTGTAGAAAATTATATAGCGGTTACAAAAATATCCACACCCCAGTAGTAGGTACGTATCGACCAGAACTATTTATTGAGGAAGGTTGTGAAGTGACGATAACTGACCTCCAAGATGCCGGTTACTCAGAATACGAGGACATGATTAAACAAAAGTGGTATAAAGTTCCGGCGATTACTAGAGAGGATTTTTAAATGGGTAGAAAAGTCACCATACGAATAGAAGGTAAAACTCTTAACCAAGTTGCTATTGAAAACAATATGACCGAGAAGGCGGTTTACGGTAAGTACTATCGCGGTGCTAAAACGATTAAGGATATTGTTAAAAGCAACCGATCTAACGTGCAAAACTCTAAAGCTTTTGAAAAAGAGTACGGTATGACGTTTGCCGAGTACGGTAGACGTAACGGCGTACCAGAATGTACGGTACGGAGTCGTTATAACAGAGGTCTAGACTTAATCAAAGGTGTTCATCCTAAGTTATACGCCGGTAAAACCATGAAGGAATGGAAAAAGCTAAGCGGTAAAACGCAAAACACAATCTATTACAGATGGTGTAAGCACGGTGACGACTTAACGCTTGAACATTTAACACCGCCTTCTCAAAAAGATAAGGATAGAGACGCGTTACAAGGCGCCCCTATACCGTTAGACCCACCGAAGGCAAACAAGACTAGACATCAACGCGTGTTAGAAGCGTTAGCAAAGGAGCGAAATCGTGCGTAATTTAAAAGTATTAAGTTTATTTGATGGTATTTCAGCGTGTCACCTCGCACTTACAAGAGCAGGGTTTGAGGTTGACACCTACTACACCGCAGAAATTGACAAGTACGCCACACAGATTAGCGAACACCACTATCCAGATGCCGTGCGTTTAGGCGACGTGACTAAATGGAAAGAGTGGGATATTGATTGGTCGAGTATTGATCTTGTGACTGGTGGATTTCCGTGTCAGGCATGGTCTGTTGCAGGGAAGCAGTTAGGTGATAAAGACGAGCGAGGAATGTTGTTCTGGACAATGTTAGACATTATGAAGATGGTGCTTAAGCATAATCCAAAAACCTATTTCTTGATGGAAAACGTCAAGATGAAGAAGGAGTTTGAGGAATATATCACGCACCACACAGAGCAAACGTTAGGGAAGGTTGAAAAGCATTTGATTAACTCAGCGTTAGTTTCCGCTCAAAATCGCAACCGATATTACTGGACAAATATTCAAGGTATTACACAGCCAGAAGATGAAGGTTTGGTATTGGCTGATGTGATTGAGAGTGGTTGCGCGGATAGGGAAAAGGCTCTAACAGTCACGACTAGAGTGGCTGGTGCAACGGTAAAACGTTATCTTGAAAAATCAATGCACCAAATGGTTGTTGAGCGCTCAATCCGAACAGCGGACATTGGTAAAGGCGGTCAGGGAAATAGAGTCTACTCAGTAGAAGGTAAAGCGATAACTCTATCTGCGCAATCTGGCGGGAAAGCTGGTAATGGCAATATGTTAATTGAACGCCCTTTTAGCGAAGTAGTTCACGACCCAAGAGTAAAAGGAATTACAGAAAACGAAAGAGGTTTTCGCCCACATAAAGGCGATAAAGCAAAAAGCGGGTTAAGCGAGTACGGACGTATATTAAAACCAACGGCAGGAAAAACTGACACCTTAACGTCTAGTCACTCCCCTAAAGTTTTAAGTAGTGAATTGTACTACCGTAAACTAACACCGCTAGAATGTGAACGTTTACAAACTTTCCCAGATGATTGGACTTACGTTGAAGAAGAAAATGGCAAGCAGTTAGTCAGTAATTCGCAAAGATACAAGGCTTTGGGTAATGCGTGGACAGTTGACGTAATCGCTCACATCTTCTCTTTCATAAAACAATAAAAATTAATAAACATTGTCGCCAGTAATGCGGTACACTATGTAGCTTAAACGGTTTAAGGAGTTAAACAAATGAGTAATGTGAGAATCAATAGAGCCGAGTTCAAGAAAGAGGTCGAAGAGACTTTGAAAGAAAACGGTTGGCGTAAAGTAGACTTAGCGGCGAAGTTGGGGTGGTCTGCGGCTAAGTTAGCAATGAGTTTAAATGATAAGCGATACGAGACCGTATCGTTGGGGAATGTGGAAGAGATTCGTGATGCGATGACAGCGTTAGGTCTTAATGAAAAACGCGATCAATAGACCGCGTTAAAAGGAATCGCACTTATGAACAATGAAACTTCAACCTGTTTCAATGAAACTATACCACAATATTTAGACAGTGGTAAACAGTTGACCACATTGAAAGGTAAAATTCCAACCCGTAAAGAATGGGTTAGCGATACGTTACCTGAACCAGAAATTTACGACCACGTTTACAATGGTGGTAATATCGGTTGGGTATTAGGTGAGTCAGATTTAGTTGTGGACATCGACCCTCGCAATGGCGGGCTTGATAGTTGGGGGATGTTATGTGCAGACCTCGACCTATTGTCGATGGTATCTGAAGCCACGGTCAAGACACCTAGCGGTGGGGTACATATTTACATGACCAAGCCACCGGAGATGAAGACCCGTAAAACGTTGAAGGACTATCCGGGTATCGACTTCCTAAGTTATGGGGCACAATGCGTCATCCCTTGTTCAGTATTCAAAGGTAACGCTTACGTGTGGGCTGATGAACTGATTGGTGAGTTTACCCAACAGTCGGCACCGATAGCGTTATTGGACTTGATTAAGCGTGTTGACCCGAACAAGGTGTCACTAGAAGAGCAGGGCAAACTGTTCGGCATCATGACACCAGACCAGTTAGAAGAAGAGTTAGTATCAATACCGGTGGCGTACTATGATGATAACGAATCGTGGTTCGGGGTATTGTCTGCGGCACACCACGCAACAGGCGGTAACGAAGACGCGCTGATGGTGTTCACCGATTGGTCAACGGCTGATGAACGATACGAAGACGACACCGAAACAATCAGAACAAGATGGGCGTCCCTGTCTGGCGCGAAAGAGTCAGCGTTCACCATCAAGACGTTACGATTCTTAGTCGCCAAACACGGCGGGAACACTAGTGTCATTGATCAGTTGGTACACAAGGCGTTAGTATTGGACGCGTTTGAAGAAGTTGATGAACCTGCCGCAGCGACGAAGCCAATGGAAGAAGGTAAAGGCTCTACACCATTACCGAACGTCAACACCAATAAAGAGATCAACTCATATCTGTTAGAGTTAGCCAAACAAGACGTGAAGGGATTGGAACTGGACGCTGAGTTACGTCAACTTAAAGAGCGTACCGGTCGATCACTTGCGGTGTTAGAGAAAACATACATCGCCGCCACGCAGAAAGTAGCGCAGATGGTAGCGGGTACGTACCCTGATGTACGTATCAAGAATAAAACACCTGTACCACTTGCCACTTACGAGAACTTTAAAGTATTGGTAGCGCGTAATAGTATTAAATTACGTTATAACGTCATTAATAAAGAACCTCACGTATGGTGGCCGGGACTTGAGATGTCAACAGACAATAATGATTCCGGTGCGGCGGTGACAAGTCATGTTCAATCGTGCATGGTGAAGGACGACATCAGCACCGCAGGTATGCAAGATCATATTGCGCGTTATATGTTAGAACCGTTCAGCCAATACAACCCAGTTAAAGATTGGATTGAATCAGCGAAATGGGACGGGATTGACCGCATCAAACAGTTGTCAGAGTACATTAAGTTGGTCTACGCTGAACAACATGAAGTGTTAATACCTTACCTGACACATTGGTTGTCTGGTGCGGTACGTGCTGTGACCTCGCCTGAAGGTGTGTCCAACGCATTATGCCTAGTGTTACAAGGTAAGCAGGGTGTCGGTAAAACTCAGTTCGGATTGTCTCTGATACCTAAAGAGTTCCGATACGAGTGGGTGAAGACCGGTGTGATGTTGAACCCTAAAGAAAAAGATTCAGTCATCTTATCCACGAGCCAGTGGTTGACTGAGTTAGGGGAACTTGAGGTGACGTTCAGACGTGCCGATGTAGAAGCGTTGAAGGCCTTCTTAACTGAGAGTAAGGATAAGTACAGAAAACCTTATGGGCGTGGTCAGATCACCGCACCACGGCGTACTGTGTTCTGGGCTTCAGCCAATGGTACGGAGTTCTTAGTTGATAGAACTGGGTCGCGTCGATTCTTAGTCATATCAGTCAAAGAAGTTATGTGGCGTGAGATTCAAGCGATGAACTTACAACAGTTATGGGCGCAAGTTCATCACATGAATGAGAAAGAAGGGTTGTCCCATGCGTTACCACCTAAGTTACAGGCCAAGCAAGAAGAGATCAACAGCGGTACGTATCTTGGCGGTACGGAAGAAGGTGACTGGGTTGAACAAGCGTTCAAATGGGACACTCTACCAACCACGTGGCAGGATGCGTACACCGTCCGTGATCTTATGTTGATGGGGAACTTCGCTGGTAAACTTTCTCGCAACATCTTGATTGATGCGATGATAGAGAAGGCGGGTACACCGTCAGGTAAAACTAAAGCAGAGATTTGTCGCAAGACAGGTAAACGTAAGATGAACGCGTGGTTACTACCACCGACCAATGACGCGCTTGATGATTTCGATGACGAAGAACTTGAAGATTTATTAAAATAAAATTTGACAATCTATATTAAACCGTTTAATATAGATTACGAAATGAGCCGACACCTCGAACTGTCACCAAAGTTTAAAATCAAATGAAAGGAAGTAACATGAATAATGATATGCAAAAGAAATTAGCCGAGATTCTAGTTGGAATCGGTGAGTTGGCGGCGATGATGTCTGACGTTGATGCGCCAGTGGTTGAAGAGAAACCGGTTAAGAAAACTGCAAAGAAAACTGAACCAGCTAAGGAAGCGGTCGAAGTTGAACCAGCTAAGGAAGCGGTTGAAGAAACTACAACAGAAGTCACCAAAGAAATGTTGATGGAACGTGCAACAGCATGGGCGAAGAAAGACCGTGACCACTTGAAAGCGTGTTTAGAGCAAGTAGGTGCGGCGAGTTTATCTAAAGTCGCTGACGAAGATTACGCTAAGTTCTATCAAATGATGGGAGAGTAATGATGCCTACTGATAAAGGCCATGCTGATCGTGGTCACGCTAGACTATCTTGTTCAGCATCTGGTCGATGGATTAGTTGCCCAGGTTCTATCAAGTTGATTGAAGATGTGCGAGCATCAGGTAACTTCAAAGAGAAACCTTCCAGTGAAGCGGCTGAGATTGGAACAGCGTTACATGAAGCGGCTGAGTTTTGGATTGAACGTGGCGAGTCACCGCTTCATGCTGAGTTTAACCACTACGAGATTACAGAAGATTTGTTACCTCGTATTGAAACTTATGTTCACTATGTCGATAGTCTGTTAGGCACGACCATGTTGGAACAGCAAGTAAAATACAGTGACGATGTGTGGGGTACAGCGGATTGTTTGAACTTCTATGAAGACACATTACTGGTCTGCGATTACAAGTCCGGTAAGGGTGTGCTGGTTGACGCTGAGAACAACACCCAACTTCAGATATACGCACTGGCGGCATTGAATGAGTTCGGTATGGTGTTCGACCAGATTGATATTGTTAAATTAGTTATTGTCCAGAACGAAGACATCTCTGAATGGGAAATTACGGTTGACGAGTTGCGCCAGTTCGAGAAGGAACGTCTCAAACCTGCTATCAAAGCAATCGGTAACAAAACAGAAAAATGTGTACCATCAGAAGGTGCGTGTCGATGGTGTGAAGTACAAACCATTTGCCCTGAGATGAAACGCATCACAGAAGAATTAGCTTTGCAACACCTACCTCTAACAGAGAAGGCGTTGACTGAAGCAAACAAAATCTTACCAATGGTTAAGGCGTGGGTCAAAGCCGTTGAGTCAGATACTAAGGACATATTACTGAACGGTGGTGAGGTCTTAGGATTTAAAGTTGTCGAAGGTCGCCGTTCAAGAAAATGGACTGACGACGATAAAGCATTATCATTCTTGAGAAAGAACGGTAAGTTAAAACTCAGTGAAGCTACCAAGTCATCGGTGATTACGGTGGCGCAAGCTGAGAAATTGTTAAAGGGTAAAACGGCCTTACCGGATTTGATGGATTTAGTTGTTGTCAAAGAAGGTAATCCAACTGTTGTACCTGATTCAGATAAACGTCAAGCGTTATCAAATACTGATGCGTTCGACGATCTAACTTAAATTGTAAAAGGATAAAATAAAATGGCTAAGTCAGCAAATAGTAAAAAAGTAATGTTAAAAAATGTACGTCTTTCTTTCCCAGCTATCTTCAAGAAAGCTGTGTTCGAAAGTAAGGAAACTAAGTTCGAAGCAACCCTGTTACTGGATAAAGATTCACAAGCAACTACCATTGAACAACTTGAGAAGTTGATTGAAGATTTTGCAGTGGAAGTATTCGGTGAAGGTAAAGTTCCAAAGTCTTTGAAGCGTACGTGTCTTATCGATGGTGATACCAAAGATTATGATGGGTATGAAAACCACATGGCCTTCAAAGGTGCGGCAACTTCTCGCCCAACAATCATCGATCGCGACAAGTCACCGCTTGTTGAAGATGATGGGAAACCTTACGCGGGTTGTTATGTTAATGCTCAAGTATCACTGTGGTACTCAGAGCATCCGAAAGGTGGTAAGCAGATTCTTGGTAATCTGCACGGTATCCAGTTCTACGCTGATGGTGATAGCTTCGGTGGTAACCACGCATCTGATGTTGACGAGTTTGAAGAGTTCGAAGACGAAGATGATGGTCTACTAGGTTAATAGCTTAGGGGGTATTGGGTAACACCAGTGCCCCATTGGATATTAGTCAGGGAGGGTGCATGAAACCCCAAGCAATTTATGATGTGGAATGTTACCGAGATTACTTCTTAATAACGTTCAGAAAAGTCGGTTCAAAAGAACCAAGATTCTTCGAGATGTACGAAGGTCAACAATTAGATGTTCCAACGCTCAACGCAGTGATGGAGCAGTACGAACTGATAGGGTTCAACTCACTCAACTACGATGTGGTCATGGTGTTGGCGGCGATGTCCGGTTACTCTAACGCACGTCTACATAAACTTAGTACCCGCATCGTCACCGGTGGCGGTAAAGGTTGGATGGTGTTGAAGGACGAGAACCTTTATGTGCCGAAGCAGTGGTCGCAAATAGATTTGATTGAGTCGTCGCCCGGTGTGATGGTGTCGCTGAAATCTTACGCGGGGCGATTAGGGTCTAAGCGTATGCAGGACTTGCCTATTCCACCTGACGCAAGCATCAGTGCAGATCAACGAGAAGAGTTACGCACCTACTGTGTGAATGACCTTGATGTTACTGAAGATTTGTTCAACGCGATTAAACCGAGATTGGATTTAGCAAGGGTAATGACGGCTGAGTATGGCGTTGACTTGATGTCTAAGTCTGATGCACAAATCGCTGAAGCAGTATTGGCTGATGCGTTAGGCGGTCGTACCAAACGTGATAGTGAGGTGAAACCTTTCCATTATGTTGACCCTAAGTTCATAGAGTTTGAAGCGGAACATTTACAAGAGTTCTACCAGACGGTACTGGATACACAGTTCGAGTTGAGCAGTAAGGGTAAGACGGTGTTACCGAAACATTTATCCAAACCCATTGAGTTGAACGGACGTAAGTATAAGTTTGGTATTGGTGGTATCCACTCACAAGAAAAGAAGCAGGTGGTTATCCCGAAAGATAACGAGTTGTTATTGGACGTTGATGTTGCAAGCTTCTACCCAAACATCATCTTAGGGCAAGAGTTGAAGCCGACCCATTTAGGTGACGCGTTCTTAACTGCGTACCGCTCTATTGTGGAGCGAAGACTGAAAGCCAAAGCTGAAGGTAACAAGTCGGTAGCCAACTCGTTGAAGATTGTAATCAACGGGTTGTACGGTAAGTTCGGTAGCGAATACTCGTTCGTATTCAGTCCTGAGTTACTTATCCAAACCACCGTCACTGGTCAACTGTCGTTATTGATGTTGATTGAAATGGTGGAGAGCGTAGGCGCGTCGGTTACGTCAGCCAACACAGACGGTATCGTTATCCTGTGCGACAAGATGGATAAACCGATCATCGATGTGGTGATTGGTGAGTGGGAACAACGAACTCAGTACGTATTGGAAGAGACCCCGTACCTCGCCATGTACAGCCGTGATGTGAACAACTACGTTGCGGTCAAACCATGTGGTGAGGTGAAAGGTAAGGGTGACTATGGTGACGTGTACCTTAACAGTGGCGTGGTTGAACCAGACCTGAAGAAAAACATCGCAAGGTTCATCTGCGTTGAAGCCTGTTGGAATTATCTTGGTGACGGTACACCTATCGAACAGACCATAAACAATTGTGATGACACATGGAAATTTCTTATGATGTCTAAGGTTGCCGGCGGCGGGGTGTGGCGCGGGCAATATTTAGGTAAGTCAGTGCGTTGGTATTACGCCCATGACGGTGAAGAGATTCGTTACCAAACAAATAATAATAAGGTCGGACGAAGTGACGGGTGTAGACCATTGATGGAGATAAATATGTTACCCAAAGATATTGACTACGACCGATACATAAACGAAACAATTAAAATGCTAAACGCATTAGGAGTAACCTATGCTTGAGAAGAATGTTGAACAACATTTAGTTAAATGTTGTAAAAAGATAGGGGCATACACCCGTAAGTTCGTCAGCCCATCGCAACGTGGTGTGCCAGATCGTATCGTGGTTTACAAAGGCGTGGTATATTTCGTTGAACTGAAAGTGACCGGCGGTAAAGCTACCAAATTACAACAGCATGAAATCGACACCTTACGTAACCACGGTGCTACAGCAAAGGTGGTGTGCGGTAAGGAAGGGGTCGACAGGTTTATTGAAAATATCGTAAACTTTCAGGCGGCGTTAGATGCGTTATAAACTTCATGCGTACCAAGAGCGTGCACGTGACCACATTCTTGACAACCCACATTCTGCCATATTCTTGAACATCGGTTTCGGTAAGACGTTGGTGGGGCTCGATGCTTTAGAATGTTTAACCCTATTGGGTAAGGCCGACAAGGTATTGATTATCAGTACCAAACGTATCGCGGAACATACGTGGACGGACGAGATTGAGAAGTTCGGGTTCGATTATAGTTACCGTAAGTTAGTTGGGTTCACTCGCGCACAACAAGCGATACTTGCTCTGAAGGATAAATCACATATCCACATCATCAATGTAGATAATATCTCGCATCTAATCCTTGCGCTGAAGAATAAGTTCCCGTACGACTGTGTGATATTCGATGAACTGTCTTTGATTAAGAACCCTGCATCAAAAAGATTCAAAGCGTTGCGCCTTGTGCGCCCCTTCTTGAAGTCTTTTATAGGTATGACTGGCACACCTTCGCCTAATGGTCTTATCGACCTGTGGGCGCAAATGTGGTGCGTTGATATGGGGGTGCGATTAGAACCAACCATTGGTAAGTACCGCACCAAATACTTCAACAACAATCCGTATACCCACGGATGGGATTTACGAAAGGGTTCTGATAAACTTATCCACGATAAGATCAGAGACATCGCGTTCACGTTGGATGCCAACGACTACATTGATTTGCCAGACATCATGTTCCATCCGGTCAAAGTTGATATGCCGAAGAAGTCTATCGATATGTACAACGAGATGGAGAAAGAGTATATCATCCAAGTTGATGACGGTCATATCACAGCCGCCAATGGTGGGGCGAAGGCGATGAAGCTTTTACAGATTGCGTCCGGTGCTGTGTACGGTGAAGACGATACTACAAACTTTCTACATACCGCCAAGATTGATGCGATCAGAGAGTTGATTGATGACGCTCAAGGTAAACCAGTCTTGATCGGGTACACGTTCCGCTTTGAAGCTGAGATGTTGCGTAAACATTTAGGTGCGGTAGACATCAGAGATAAAGGCGTGACCCCAAAGAAGTGGAACGACGGTGAGATACCGATACTGATGGGGCACCCTGCGTCGATGGGTCACGGACTTAATTTGCAGAAAGGTAGTAATATTCTGATATGGATTTCATTACCGTGGTCACTGGAACATTTCAAACAAATGAATGGGCGATTGGCACGTCAAGGACAAGACCGAGATTCAGTACATGTATACCATGTGCAAGCCAACAACACGTTGGATGAAGCAGTGTTTACTGCATTGAATAAAAAGGACGGGGTGCAGACCTCACTATTAGATACGTTAGCAGAACATTGGGGAGTAACCTATGTCTAAACAAATACGAGAACCCGGTACTCACGTACTGTATATCAATGACGAGAATGATAAAGAAGTGCAAACCATCGTCTGTGATGAAGGTGCGTTAGCGGCTAGACGATTAGGTGAGTCGATGATAGAAGGTAAAAAGGGTTGGTCGATGCATGTCGGCCTTACTGTATTCAACTCCAAGTATGGGGTACATAAACCTAAACGTAGACACGATGATTAAGGGGAGTTAAATGAACTATAACAACTTAGACAAAAAATTAATAAACGCGTTCATCCGTTACCAATGGAATCTTGAGAACCCTATGGGGTTTCAATATATGGATAGAGTTAGTTACGAGAACACGTCAATACCGCCGTGGGAACATCAGTACAGAACTGACCCAGTGTTTCGGGCAAAAGTTAAACAACTCACTGCTGGTGTAATGATGATTGTACAGGACGTTGAGAAGGAGAATTAAATGGAAGACCAACACAGCGATTGTTATAACAAAATACCGCAATCAATTAAATCAAAAGTAAAAAAGTTGACAGATTGTATCGTACGTGAATGGAGGCACGCGAAATGGATGAAGGTGTATTAAAACTTAGGCACGTATATAGAGTTCTCTATACGCTCAAGTCTTTTATTTGTACGTGCCAAATCCTTTTCCAGATGTTCGATCTTGAATGCATGGATAGCGTTAGATACGTACACCGCAACACCAGACGAACCCGTAGATATAATCAACGCAGTACCGAGACTTAGCAAAAACCGTTTCATTGTATCTGACACTACATAATCCTTTATTACATCGCAATTGAATAGTAAGTTATGAACCCAGTACTTGAGATCAAAGTTGCTATAATAGTGCTAATTATAGTACATAAGTAAGGGTGATGCCTTGTTATGCACTTTAACTTATTAAATGCGTACGTCATCACATTTCACCTGCAATGATATCTGACAACTCTTTAGCGCGGTTCGGGGTTTGGTTAGCCCATTTGCTATCCAACATTTCAACCGAAGCTGATTTGTAATCGCCTTGTTCAATAAGCTTCAACGTCTTCTTAAATTTCATCAACCCGTTGATTCCTATTTGATAGGCCATTTCGATTAAAACAAAACGAACGTTTCTTGGTTGGGTATAAAAATTTAGCAACTTATCGCTCAGTTCCTTTTCGATTTTCTTCACTCTATTATAGAGAAGTACTTCAGCCTCCTTTTCGCTAATGTAAGTGAACCCGTATCCGAAAGTAGGCACCTTCCAACCATGTAGCGGGTCGGGATAAGGTCTCTCTTCAAAACCTTCATGTTGTTTAATTGATTCCATAACATCATAACTACTCATTACTTTCCCGCCTTGTTTACTACCGTTCTAGTTAAGTACGCCTTCAATAATCCACGCATACCATAGATAACAACAACCATACCAACAATCAACGCTACGTACCATGTCGGCATTTGTTTAATTACTTCAAACCCAGCAAGTACATGATCAACCATATCTGGATGGAACGCCAATACCATCGGGGTTAAGAAGACAATTAAAATCAATTCATCTTTGAATGAGTTGTTCATGTTCTCAGTGGCTACACGGTCTAAGTCATAGTCCTGTTGCTGACCTTGCTTTGCCATTTCAAGTTTACCTAAAGCAATCGCTTTGTTGGTTTCAGCATCAATCTTTTCTAACTCAGCACGTGACTCTTCTTTTAGTAACTTACGTCTTTGCCATGTCTCGAGTGGCTTAGAAACTAATGAGCCGATACCGCTTAATATTGAAGTCCACATTATCTGTACTCCTTTGGTAGTTGTTTACGTGCGAGTTCAGATAAATAAGCTTGCTCACAGTGGTTATCTTGCCAAAAGAATAAAGCATCTATTCTTTTATAAGCGTGTGATTGACTTCTAAGTCTCCATGCTCTAGCTGATAAGGTTTCGTCAGCCATGCCCCAACCGTCACCTTTTACTGGGATAACTGTATTGAAGGTTTGGTCAATTGATATTAAGAACTGTTTCATAAGAAGTTATCCTGTTTAGCTAGGCTCTCACCTAATGCGCCTAGTGTGTTTATAAGAATGGTCAACTCATAAGATATATAAGCAATTAGTACTGACACACTAATAAGTGCCGTTAAGGTGAGTAACCTGTTCATGGCTCTTGACTCGCAAAAAGTGGATTAACAGCTTGTAACTTCTGCTGGTCTGACCAGCGTAAGAAATAAACCACATTAA